CCAGACGAGGAGCTTCACAAGCGAATCTGCGAGCAGCACAACTTCCCGTGGAAGAGCATCGAAGCGAAGAAGGCCAAGTACCAGCCGGTGTCAGACAAGTCGCGTCGTAGGTACGCGCTGATTCCCTAACGGGAAGAGGAGGCAGAGTGAAGGTATACATCTCGGGGCGGATGCGGGGTATGCCGGACAACAACTACGCGGAGTTCAACCGCGTGGCGGCGGACCTGCGGAAGCGCGGATTCGAGGTTGTCAACCCCGCCGAGTTCGAGACTGAGGAAGGGGAGAAGTACAGCGAGTCGTGGTCCAAGGCGAAGAAGAAGGAGTTCATGCGCAAAGCCATGACCCGAGACTGCGCCGAGGTCTGCAAGTGCGACGGCGTGTACATGCTGGAAGAGTGGAACCTCTCGACCGGGGCGACTGCGGAGTACGCCGTGAACCGGGCGATTGGGGGCAAGGTGATCTATCAGGCCCTCGACAAGTTCAACCCCAAGACCCCTCACGAGTACATGGACAAAGGAGCAGCGAACTAATGCAGATCATCGCTTTGGCCGGGCTGGCCCAATGTGGCAAGACGACGCTCTCGGACGAGATCAGCCGGATTGCCTTCGAGAACAAGATGACGCCGAAGCGCCTGAGCTTCGCCGGTGCCCTGAAGCGGGCGGCGGCTGAGGTCGGGGCGCCGAAGGATACGCAGCCGGACCTCTATCGCCGGGTCTGTCAAGACCTCGGCAAGAACATGAGGGACCCGAGCTACGTCCCCGGTGTGACGAACCCGAACTGGTGGGTGGACCTCACCAAGCGGGAGCTTGAGGCGCTGGCACGGAAGGACCGCGAACTGTACACCACTGGCCTGCGGGGTGAGACGGTCGTGATCTTCGACGACGTGCGCTTTATGAACGAACTGTCCATGCTGAAGGGTATGGGTGCGACGGCGATCTATATCGACCGAGGCACCGAGCTTCCCGATCCGAACGCGCCGTTCCGTGGCCACGAGTCTGAGGCTATGGCCTACGACATGCAGCGTGATGAGGAGCTTCGCCGTCAGCACTTCCAATGGACCGTGAATAGCACAGGCTCCATGGAAGAGTACAAGATTCGCGTCCGTCCCTTCATCCCTGTCTGGCTGGGTATCGAGCCGATGGCCCTGCCGCACTTCGAGGAGAACCGCTGATGGAACGATTCAACAAGATCAATCGCACGGCCCTGATCGACGGTGATGTTCTGGTGTACACTGCCGCCTGCGGCGAGTTCAGCCGGAGCAACGACTGTCAGGACTTGTGCGACCGGGTGATCGCTGAGGTCGCCGACTGGGGACGCCGGGCGTTCTGCAATCAGATCGTCGTGGCCTTCTCGGCGCCGAGGGACACCAACTTCCGGCGCGACTTCTGGCCGAAGTACAAGGCGAACCGGGACGACAAGGAAGCGCCACCGTTCCTGAAGGACGGGATCGCTGCGGTGACGAACGCCTACAAGACTATCACCCGCCCCCGGATCGAGGCCGATGACATCCTTGGCATCCTCGGGAGCTACGGCAAGGAACTGCCGGACGGCTCAACGCCGGTGATCGTGACGCGGGACAAGGACCTGCGGCAGGTGCCGGGCTGGCACTTCAACCCGGAGAAGGAAGACTTCCCGGTGTGGATCGACCCGCTCACGGCTGATCGGTTCTTCTATCAGCAGTGGATGACGGGTGACACGACCGACAACGTGCCGGGCATGTTCAAGTGGGGACCGGCCAAGGCCGCGAAGCTCCTCGACGGAACGCCTCGGGCCGACTGGACGAAGGCGGTGTTCGATGCCTATGCGGCGCACCCCAAGAACTACGAGGCTGGGTACGCTCTGGCGATGGCCCGCGCGGTGCGGGTGCTGAGGGCCGGAGAGTGGGACAAGACGAAGGAGGCACCGATCCTGTGGAACCCCGAAACTGCGGTCCTGCCGGGCCTGACCCCCGCCTAACAGACCTCGTCGAACAGACACCTAATACCCGACCAACGGTGATCGAGTATAGCCCAGCGGAACCGTCCCTGTGGGTCCACTTCTACGAGGGTGGGGGACGGCAACCGTTAGGTGTGGCGTTATGGCAGGCTCTCGCCCGCCCGCGCTTCATCCACACGACCCTGCAAGCCGGGCCTTTCCTGTTCGACCTTCCGTACCGGGCGCGAGCCCAGTGGTACACCGCAGCCAGCCACGTCATGTCCCGACCCCCAACCGCATCATTCGGCCCCTTCCCAATGGGTGAACCCCAAGGGTGGATGAGTCTGTGTGATGGGTGGCGAACGAATCGGGTTGGATCAGCGTGGCAATGCCTCACCGCTAAGGGTGAGCCCAAGAACTGCACCACTTCGGTCTGTCGTTTGTTGATCGGTTCCGGTATCGGGGTTCGGCTATGCTGCACCCCTGACACACTTTGGAAGGAACTCCATGGCTACGCGGCGACCTTCGGGCTCAGCGCCCGATCCCAAGCCTTCCACCCCGACCCCGCAGGAGCCTTTGCTCACTGGCGTGACCCCCGAGTTGGTGGAGTCGATCCGACACTTAGGTATCCCTGAACTCTTCCCGTTTGCTACGGCCACGTCCGAGCAGGCGTTGAAGCAGTGGGGCTTCGCCTACGGTGTGATCTGGTTCAAGCAGAAGCTCGCACAGGCCCTTGCCGCGCAGCAGCGCAAGGACAAGTTCGACCCGAATCAGATGGACATTCATTTCAAGCAGTGACGAAAGAGAGGCGCATCAGTGCAAGATCAATCTCCTACCGGGATTCCGGTCCCGACGCAGGAAGCGATCAACGCAATGAACACCAACGCGGGTAACGTCGCCAAGCGCACGAACCTCGCGTACCTCTCACAATCGCAGAACCGCGTAGGGCGTGATGCCCTGCGCCGCGACCGACAGATCAGGACCGCCACGGCTCAGTCTTATGCTGATACCGCGATGGTCCCCGTCCCGCCTCCTCAGGCGCCTCCCCGCAACGGGATCAACCAAGAGGACATTCTGAATCTTCTGCACCAGTTCCAAGGCTCCGGCCCGACTGGTGGCGGTGGTAGTTCAGTCGGCGGTGGCGGACACTCCGGTGGAGGGTCAGGCGGTGGTAACGGTGGAAGCACTCCGGGTGGAGGCTCGACCGGCGGTGGTGGTACTGGTGTTCAGACGTTCACGAATCCAAACGCTATCCCCGGTCAGGTCATCACGCAGGCTGGCAACGGCCCTGCGGGTTCACCCGGAGCCGGTTGGAAGCCGACCGGAATCACGCAGCCGGGCTCGCCGCCCTATACCTCACACGGTTGGGGCGCGCAGTACAAGTATCAGAACGGCGAGTGGTTCTACAAGTTCCCGTGGGAATAAACAATGCCCAGCAACAAGTCCCTCAAGAACCGCTTCGACGCTCTTGACTCGAAGCGGAATCCAGTCTTGTTCCGGGCGCGCGAGTTCGCCGAACTCTCGATCCCCGGCCTCCTGCCCCGCGAGGGCATGAGCGAAACGTCGGAGCTTCCTGTTCCCTTCTCGGCAGCGACGGCGCGCGGCATCGGCCGCTTGTCCTCGCGGCTGGTGTCAACGGTGTCCCCGTTGAACAACATCCCGTTCTTCAACCTTGAGTTGGATGACGCGGTGCCGCTCGAAGGATCAGACCCGACTCCCGAGCAGAGCGTCCTTGGCCGCATCGAGCGGCGAGTGATGAAGAAGCTCGGTACGACCAACCTGAGGTCAGCGCTGTTCGCAGCGTTCCAGCACCTTCAGGTGATCGGCAACGTCCTGTTGCAAGTGCAGGACAACTACAACCTCACGGTGCATCGTCTCGACAACTACGTTATCCGGCGCAGGCCGGACGGCGAGTGGCACGAGATCATCTACCGCGATTGGGTTGATCCCTCCATGCTGCCCGACGCCCTCGTGGCGGAAGGGTTCGCGCAGGGAGAGGATGAGTCCGCGCAGGCTGAGCCTGTGTACACTTGTGTCATCAACGACCACAAGGGCGGTTGTTCCATTGAACGCGAGTTCAGGGACAAGAAGTTTGGAAAGGGCGACTACAAGGTTTGCCCCTACATCCCGCTCGGTTGGAACCTCATCAGCGGCGAGAACTACCATCGCGGCCTGATTGAGGAGAACCTCGGTGATATCCGGGCTATCGAAGTCATGGCTGAGGCCCTGCTCGATGCCATTGCTGCCAACGCTGAGTGGCGCTTCGGCGTCAACCCGGCAGGCATCACGGAGATTCACGACCTTCAGGATAGCGTGAACGGGGCGTTCGTCCCGGCCGCTAAGGACGACGTGTTCCCGATCCAGCTTGGCAACCAAGCGCAGGTCGCGGCGGCACAGAACTCCGTGACCCTGAAGGAGCAGACGCTCGGGCAGGTGTTCCTGCTCAACAGCGCGGTACAGCCCTCTGGCGACCGCGTGACGGCGACGATGGTGAAGGTGATTGCGAATGAGTTGGAGCAGGCCCTCGGCGGCGTGTTCTCCGACATTGCTCGCTCACTGCAACTGCCGTTGGTCCGGCGCGTCATGTACATGATGCTCAACGATGGCATCCTTCTCCCCGAGAGCGACCCCGCTACGGCGAAGATGAAGGCTGCACTCGAAGAGGAAGACGGTGTTCTCTCGATCAAGATTCGCACGGGCCTCGAAGCGCTCAACCGCGAAGTCGAGAACGAGAAGATGGGTCAGATCATGGATGTCCTCGGCAGGCTGCCTCAGCCCGCGCAGGATGCTGTCATCTGGCCGGGTATGCTCAATCGCTTTGTATCCACGTTCGGTGTCGAGCCGACCGGGATCATCAAGACGGTTCAGCAGATGGAGCAAGAGGCCGCGCAGGCGGCACAGGCTCAGGCATCGCAGATGGCTGCGGAGCAACAGTTGCAAACCACGGGCAAGATCGCCGAACAGGCGGCTGCCGCGTAACAGGAGTGAGTGACCAATGGAAGGTGATACGATCCAGACGACCCCGCCTCAGGCGGTGGTCACGCCGATCCCTGACAACGCCATGCGGCAAGCTGTCGTGGCTGCTCGGGCTCCGGCGAACGTCCCCGACAAGTTCAAGAATCAGGATGGCACCGTGAACCTTGAGGCTCTGGCTGCGGGATACCGCGAGCTTGAGGCAGGGAACACGCAGGCGAAGCAAGCCGCTGCGGTTGCTGCGCAGATCGCTCAGGAAACGGCCAAGCCTGAAGCGACCGAGGAGAAGCCCGCCACTGGTGGACTCGACCTCGACAGCCTCCTGACCAAGGCACAAGCTCCGAACCTGTGGCAGGTTGCTCAGGCGGAGATTCAGGCCGATGGCAAGGTGAGTGATGCGACGAAGAAGGCCCTCGTGACCACGCATGGCGTCGATGAGACGGTCATTGCTGGCATGGAGATGGGCCACAAGGCGCAGGCTCAGGTTCAGACGGCGAAGCTGGCGGCGGCGGTCGGTGGGGTGGAGAACCTCAAGACCGTTCTCTCGCGCGCTGCGGCAAAGCTGGATGAACGCCAACTCGGCGAGTTGAAGACGGCGCTCAAGGGCCCGATGGCGGGGCTGGTCCTTCGTGGACTGGCCGCGCAGTTGGGCATGGTCGCGGAGGCGCCCAAGGCTACGACCCCGGCTGCTACTGAGCCGCGCTCGATCCTTGATGGCTTCGTCTCAGGCGGCGGCGTGAAGGGCATCCAGCCCTACAAGTCGGCCGGTGAGATGATTGCCGATATCCGCAATCCCAAGTACGCTGTCGATCCCGAGTTCCGCGATCAGGTCGCGGCCCGGATCGCTGCTGCTCAGAACCCTCGCTAATCAGAGAACCACCCTTCCCGGCAACGGCTAAGGGCTCCTGATCTAGCAGCGCTTGTCAAGAGGCCCGATGGCCCGCATGTTGCGGACAACCTAGCACGGATAACCTCAGGGCGAGTGAGTTCAATCTGAAGTGTTCGATGATTCGTGAGGATACACAATGTCTGCTGACGCATTTCCTGTTCGTTTCGGCCGTGATATGACGCAGGCTTCGCCGACCGTCAATGACCTCTGGCTGCCCCAGTACGGCGGCGAGGTTCTGGCCGCGTTCGATGAGAATCTGGTCGCCAAGGACATCATGCGGATGATCCCCATCTCGCAGGGTAACTCGATGGAGTTCCCCATGATTCACAAGATGGCTGCGTCTCGTCACGCGGCTGGTCAGCGAATCACTGGTCAGGACGTGGCGACTGGTAAGCGTGTCATCACGCTCGACGAGCGCCCGCTGTTCTCGGCGTTCGAGATCGACGATGTTGACGTGCTGAAGGCGCACTACGAGGTCCGGGCTGAGATGGCGAAGCAGGCTGGCGTGGCTCTGGCCCGCGAGCTTGACATCAACTCTCTGCAGCTTGGCATCAACACCGCCCGCACCGCTGCGGACGCTGGCAACAGCGTGTTCAACGGCGGCGGTTACAACTCCGATCCCACGGCTGCCCTCACCGGCGCCGACTGGACCGCGAGCGGTTCGGCCTATGCGACGGACACGGCGGGCACCCTGCCCGACACCGCGACCTCGCGCTATGGCCGCAACCATGCGCTGACGCTGCTCAAGGCGGCGGAAGAGATTGCGATCTCGTGGGATGACCGCGATATCCCCGGCAACGACCGCAACCTCGTCGTGAGCCCCTCGGCGTGGCACGCGATGAAGAACCTCGGTCTGCCCGCTGACAAGGCGACGGTCGCCACTATCGTCGGGTACGATCCGTTCAAGGGCGGGATGCCCACCGGCTACCCCAGCGCCGACGCTGTGGGTCGTCGGGAAGTCCTCGTGTTCAACGACTTCAAGATTTGGCGCTCGCCGAATCTCCCGAAGACGAACATCACGGACGGCGAGACGAAGTACCGTGGTGACTTCCGCAAGGTCCGCGCTCTGGCTATCCAGAAGAACGCGGTCGGTCTGCTCACGCTGCTCGGCGTGAAGACCGAGACGAGCCGCGAGGTCCGCGAGCAGGTCAACCTGTTCGTGACGAAGATGCTGTACGGCGGCGGGGCTCTCCGGCCCGAGTGCGCTGTGACCATCGCAATCTCCTAATCAGGCTATCAGCTTGGCTCCTGCCAACCCGGTAGTCGCATTGCCCGTTCCGGTTCCTGTTCCAACCACTGACTCAAAGGGAGGGGGATCAAAGGGTTCCCCTCCCACTGATTGAAGGAAGACAACCAATGGCTCGTCCGTTCAACTCTTCGCCCGCTGATCGTGTCACGTCGGGCACCGCTCTGCGTCCTCGCGGCGAGGTCGATGCGGTTCTCCGTTCTCCGATGGGTCACACGACTGGCGATATCCGCCTGACCCCCACGGCTGCCACCATCGTTGGTTCGGCTGCCTACAACTTCGGCAAGGTCAGCGACCGCGCCATCGGCACCTACCGCCTTGAGTGGCAGGGCGCTGCTAGCTCGACCGCTGAGGCGCTCGGTGCGATCAAGCGCATCGAGTTCACCATCTATGAGCAGACGGCTGGTGTGTATCTGTGCAAGATCAACCAGACTGCGCTGGCGGTCGATGGGTCCACCAACCCCTCGGCGTTCTCCTCGCACGCCCACGCTATCGACGACAGCGCCGAGAACGTGTCGGCGTCGGCGATTGTGGACGACACGCTGTCGCTGCTTGTGATCGACGCGGCTGCCGTCACGGCCTACTCCGGCGTGGCGACGGCTGAGAAGGTCATTGCGGTTGGCGATCTCGTGCTGGTCGATGCGACCGATGCTTCGACCCGCGTGTTCTCGCTCACCCGCCTGAGCTAATCACTCCGCAGGGTCCGCCTCGAAAGGGGCGGGCCTTGTTTACCATGAAAGTCAAAGCAGGTTTCTACGTCATGCCGACTGGCGTTGGCCGGTGGAAGCCCTTTGCGGGGCCGTTCACCACCAGTGAGCAAGCCCGTGTTGCTAAGGACGAGTTGGATAATGAATGGTGGACTAGCCACTTCTGTTGGCGGTACACCTACTTCGACCCGTTCTACATTCGGTATGTAGCCCCTGAGACTCGTGACTTCGACATTGAAACGTCGGGGTGGTTTCACGAGTTCATCCCCTGATCTTCGCAGTGCGCCCGGCAGATGGTGTGCAAGCACCCTGCCGGGCTGCCAGCTTGGAGTAACGCAATGGCGATGGAAGTCAAGAATGATCGGCTGAGTTCCGATCAACTCGCGGAGGCCATCCGCAGGCGCGTGGCCACGGAGCTTCGGCGCCAAGGTGGACGCACTCCGGGTGGCGAGGAACTGGTGGTCGAGAAGGTGCGATTCACTTGCTGCCTCGACTCAAGCAACCTTGCCACTACCAACGTGGACGGCGGGGTGCAGTTCTGCCTGATGGCTGGCGACCGAGAGTTGCGCATCAAGCGGATCGTCATCAATCAGCACGTCCGGCCTAACACCGCAGCGGCCTCGGCTAGCACGGTGTCTGGCTTCTTCGCGCTGGCCGAAGGGCGCGGCATCCTTGCCGTACCCGAAGCGGCGAATACTCAGGTCCGGCTCCTGCCTCAGTGTATGACTGAGCGGCGCCGAACCTCAAGTGCCTTACTGATTCGCCGGGCCATCGCCGACATGTTCACTGTGTCGGGCCTTCAGATGAACGTGCAGGACCAGCGGCTACTGACTGGTCTGGCTCCCGAGCCCGCCACTGGTGCAGGCAATGGACGGCGCTCCCTCGTACCGATGGAGTATTCACCTGTCAACATGGTGGATGACTACATCATTCGAGTGACGCCCGGACAGACTCTCGTGATCGGAACCAAGAACCTCTTCAATGCCGGTGCGGGCATCAACCTGAACGGCATGATCGAGTGGGAGGAAGATGTCTAATGGCTATCTACACCGCCCCCATCGGGATGCGTTACACGGCCGCAACGGCTGCGAACTCCTCTGTGTGGGCAATCCGGGCTGGTTCGACCAAGCCCCTGTACATCCGGCGCATCGTGTTGTTCTCAGGCTTTGACGGCACCGCTGCCGCAACGACCGCGAGGCACGAGATTCGCCGGTTCCGCACCGCGACCCCCTCGGGTGGCTCGACGGTTGTGGCCGTGCCGAAGGAAGTGGCGAGTGGCAACTCCACCGCCGCGGATATCCGACAGGACACGGCGGGTGGTGCGCTCACCGTAACGAGCGTGACGTTTGACGATCCAGCCATGACCATCGGCTCGTGCCCTCGTGGCGTGAGCGGGGCCGTGTGCGTTCTGAATCTGGATACGAGTTCCCAGCCACTCAAGATCGACGTGAACGACGGGCTGGTGATCCGCAACTCCATCGTGGCCGTGGTGGGCGACTCCATCGCAGGCTTCATTGAATGGGAGGAATAAGCATGGCGGCGATCTTCTCCAAGCTCGACGCCGTGAACCGCATCCTGCGGGCCGGTGGTGAGCATCCCGTGTCTGCGCTTAGCTCGACCTCGGGTGATGCGCTTCTCGCTGAGCAGATGCTCAACGAGCAGAACTGGGAATACCAGATGGTCGGTCTGGTGTGCAACACCGAGGTTCAAGACCTCGAACTGAACTCCGACAATGAGATCGAACTGCCGGACAATCTCCTGCATATCGAACTCAGGAACACGACCAAGATGACTTTCCCTCGTGGGCATGAGCCGGTGAAGCTGTACAATGCCACCGACCAGACCTACGACTTTAGTGAGTTCCCTGATACGCCGCTCACGGCGGTCATGGTTCTCGGTGTGGACTTCGAGGACCTTCCCTTCCCGATCAAGCTGGCTATCTGCGACGAGGCGGCTCGGCGCTACCAGATGTTCAACGTGGGGGATCAGTCCATGGATGGTTTGCTCCGCGAAATCTGGATTCAGTCCCGGCTCAAGGCTCGGGCTACTGATATCCGGCAGCGGCAGATGAACCTCTTCCGAAACATCGCGTCCTCTCTCCCCTATGAAGCTGCGAAGCAAACGCGGCGGCGTGGGTGGGGATCGTCCGGGCGCTTCCAGTAAGGAACCCTCATGCCTTCTGCTAAGATTCCTCTGGCGAGTTTGACGGAGGGCGTCTCTCGGCGTCCAATGCCGGAGAGGCTTCCGGGTTCTGTGGATGCGGCGACCAACTGCATGATGCGGCGCATCCGGGGGCTTGAGAAGCGCCCCGGCTCGCGGCTGGTGAAGTCGGATCAGGCTGACTACAGCTTGGCCATCACGAATCCCGGCCACGGCTCGCAGAAGTTCTTCTATGTCATTGACCGTGACGAGTTCGAGAAGTTCCTCGTCGTGATTGACCCGGCCAACACCGGGACGGCGCGAGTGGAGGTCTTCACGCTCATCGCTCGCGGCAACGGCAGCGGCTCCTCGGGCAACGAGAAGGCCGGACAGAAGATGGTCCTCGCCTCAACGACTACTGGCGGTAACGACCCACTGGACTATATCGCCCTCGGCGGTTCTCTGGTGGCCCGACACCGCTATCGCGTTCTGACCGTCACGGATACGTCGATCATCAACAACCGGGAGGTTGAAACCGGGTTGACTGGCGCGGCCCGTGACTACAAGCTCGCTGACGGTAGCACTCTGACTCGCACGACCACGAGCGCGAACAACCGCGCCTCATGGAACAGCTTCCCCCAGCCTCCGTCTTCAACGGCGGCAGATGGGGTGACTATCAGTGACTTCATCTTCTTCGCGCGGGATGACGATCTCGGCTGGCCCTCGGGCTGGTATCGGGCATCGTCCACGACTACGCCTCCGTGGTACACCCGCATCCGCACCGAGCCCGCCAACTCTGTGATCGACTACACGAAGTGGCCCGTCCAACTGAAGTTCGACGGTACTGACTTCGAGTTGTCCTTCCCGACTTGGCCGGATCGCTACAGCGGCGACTCATTCACGAATCCCGGTCCCCAGTTGGTGAGTGGCCCCTCGGCGCCTCACGCGATTCGGGACCTGTGCTTCTTCCAGTCTCGGTTGTGGTTCGGCGGTTACGAGTTCCTCGACTCTTCGCAGACGGGGGACGTGTTCAACCTCTGGAACAACAGCTATGTCGGCATCACCGACATTGACCCCGTGAACGTCAGCTTCCAGTCGGATGCTGTCACTACGGTGGACTGGTTGATTCCCTTCGACGGTGGGATCGTCGCGCTCACGCGCGGCAGCCGTCAGTTCGAGATTCGGTCACAGGGTTTGATGTCACCCTCAACGGTGTCGATCCTCCCGACGACCTCCTTCCAGACGGTAGACTATTGTCCGCCGACGAAGCTGGGCAATCAGTTGTACTTCATGGGGGAGAGGAACGGGGCGGCGATCATCTATGAGTATCTGTGGCAGGCCGACCGCGCCTCGAACGCCGCTGTCAACATCACCCGCGATGTTGAGGCGTACATCCCGACTCGGGCGTGGACGCTCAAGGCGTCTACCCTGAACGACATGCTCTTCACGCTCACCACGTCGGACCCCTTCTCGGTGTACGTCAACCAGATGCAGTGGGAACCCAACGGCGGTAAGTCGCAGAACGCATGGCACAAGTGGACTCAGGGCGACGTGATCTTCGACTGCTTTGTGGTCGGGCCGTTGCTCTATCTCTTGAAGCGCAAGAATGGTTTGTTCTACTTGGAGACTGTGGACATCGACCTCCCACTGGACGATGATGATGGGAACACCCCCACCACCGTGAACAACTACAGCGGCTCCGGCGATATGGGCTTTGCCATTCGCCTCGATAGCCGCGCCTCCTACCAAGGCAGCTACAACTCCACCACGAACGTGACGACTTGGACGGTCCCGTACAAGGATGCGAACATCGACACGATTGTGTTGGGGCAGATGTGGGATTGCGACTTCGAGTACCCGCCTTCCTCAGGAACCTACGTCGAGCAGCGCCGCAAGGGCAAGGTCCTTACGACCGCTGACGGCGTGACGTTCGATTCCAGCGGCAGCACCACTGTCATCACCGTATCGGGCAACTATGCCACGAACGGCCATGGCGATAACGCGCCGGTCTGGATCGGTTGCAGCTTCGAGCAACGCGCTACTCTCAATGAGCAGTTCGTCCGACTCGATCCCGCTGCACCGCCCGAGCCCGGCCTCGTGCAGTTCAAGCACCTGATGCTTCGGCTCGTGAACACCGGCTACCTCCGCGTGGAAGTCACGCCACAGGGCCGGGATGCAGTCACCCACGAGTACACCAAGGACTTGATTGGGCAGATGACGGTCGGGGCCAACCTCGACTTAGAGGACTACGACGAGTTCAACTTGCCGTGCAAGGGCGCGGCGAG